ACAATAACTTATGGCGTATTCAGGCGAGCATCCACACCACAGATGAAAAAGCTATTCGGTTTGCTCAGTGGTTGGAGTTTGAATATGAGGGTATAATGAAAAAGTTTGGGCCAGACGGGTCTGATTATTTTAGATATGCGAGAGTAGCGCAATGAGTCCAGTACACATAGCAGCGGGAGCAGCCGCACTTGGCGGTGTGATGAGCTTCAAGGGCAATCGTGCAGCGGCTAGGTCTGCTTCACAAGTTGCTGAGTATAACGCGCAAGTGTCTGAAAATGAAGCTGAGCTGCTGCGTAGACGAAAAACTGATGAAGAGCGTATTCTGCGCGTAAATTCTGACCGCATAGCTGCGTCTCAGCGTGCGGCTACGGCTGCGTCTGGCGTTGAAATGTCAGGCAGTCCGTTACAAGCGTTGTTTGACACCTATCGGCAAACAGAAAACGATGCTCTACGTATTCAATATGCCGGGGATATAGAGCAATTCGGCAAAACAGCCGAAGCAGATATGATACGCGCAGAGGGGGCCGCAAGGTCTTCTGCGCTTCGCACACAGGCTTACACTAGCTTGCTTCAGTCAGGCGCACAATCCGCAACATTGTTGAGTTAAGATATGCCAAAGATACCGCTTTATAGAGACCGCATTGCAGAGCAGCCCCTAGCCGCTGGTTCGTTAGGGCCAAGAGCAGATGTGGGTGCATTTACAGCTCCTGGCAGAGCTATGGCGGGTTTTGGCAAGGCTGCAAGCGACATTGCTTTTCAGTTTGGTCAAGCTGAAAAAAAGGCAGAAACCGAGCGTGTTTACGCAGAAGCTTTGTCAGAAGAAAGCGACAGATTTACTGAGTTCACGCGAACACAGCCGGCTCGCACTGTGGACGGATTTCAGATTGTAGCCCGTAACTTTAAAGATACTGCGCTGTCTAAGATTGACGGCATGAGCTTAACAAAGTCCCAAAAAGAAACTATCAAGCTCAATCTGGGTAAAAATTTAGACATAAAAATTGCATCCGCTGAGAGTCAAATATTCAACCAGCAGCAGACAGACAGACAAAAAGCTATGCAGAAGGGAATTGACGCCCTTATAGGAGATGCGGCAGACAAAAATTTACGCCCAAATATTTTAGCAGATATCCGCTATATGATTGATTTTGCTAAAGATAACGGGTTTGACACCGGTTACACTATGCGTAGCGTACAAATGGAATTAGACAACAAAGACTTTTTGACAGACACAGCGGATGAGTCAAAGGGTTTGCCTTATTTCCAGTCAATGCTTGATGACGCAAGGCAGGGTAGGGGCAAGTACGCAGACTATTCTGCCTCCGAGCAAGAGGCTTCGATATCTGACATTGAGGGCCATATTACGTATCTCGAAACGGGGGCTATTGCACAAGCAAAACAAGACGCTGAAACAGCCAAGAATAACATCCGGTTTACTGGCAAGGCCGGAGAAGAGGGTGCAAAAGCTGTAAATGGTTACCGGATGGCTGGTCAGGATGCCGCTGCAAACGAACTAGAAATGCAGTTTACTGTTGCGGAAGATGTGTACGCTGGGATGAGTAGTGTAGCATTTAAGTCAGATGCAGAAATTAAATCGTTTGTAGGTCTTCAAAGAGAGCTTGCTGATGAGCTTGTCAGTCAAGGTAAAAGCACAGAGGCCGCAGCTCGATTAGACGCTGTGCGTCAGGCTGTTGCAAATAGACAAGCGGCAATTACAGAAGACCCTGCTGATTATGTTACGAAAACATATCGCCAAATTTACAAAAGAGACGCAACCCCAGCGCAAATTGTGCAAGCACAAAAGGACATGGGTATAGCAGAGCGGGATATTAAGCCCTTGACTGGAAAGCAGGCCACCGAAATTACCAGTAAACTTTCGGCTGCTCAAACTCCGCAAGAAGTGCAAAATATCTTGGCTCCGGTTGTAGGCAGCGGTGAGCTAACCCCATATATTATGCGGCAGCTTTCTGGGAGTGGCATGAGGCTTTCTCATCAGTACATTGCTAACAACCCCAAGACACCTACATCAAGTCTTTTGCTTGAGGCTACAAAGCCTGACGCTATCAAAATATCTGTAAGCCCGACCGCTAAAGATAATGTTCGCTCTATTGTGACGCAAAACGAAACGGTGAAGCAGCATTTAAATTCTATGCTGGGCGGTTCTTATGCTGACTTTAACAATAATCAGATTATGGGTTCTGTGTCTAACACAGTAGCTATGTCAAAAGCCAGAGAGCAGCACATAGACATGATTTCACAAGCCACAATTTACCTCATTCAGCAAGACGGCAAAACGCTGTCTAAGGAAGCTGGGATAGCTGTAGAGCAAAGTGAAATTAAGAGTTACGTGGAGCAAGCAGCTAGTATTCTTAGCGAGAGGTTCGCTTATGTAGGCGGGTTTGAGAACAGCGCAGTAACGCTTCGCATACCAGCGGGACTTGGTGGCAACGCCTCAATCATTAGAGACAACCTAACAAAACGCGTGGAGAGCCTTACTACTAACGATGTTTTCTATGCAGACAACCAGTTTACGCCCGGCATGAGGGAGTTTCAGGTTTCACAAGACGTGTATTTGGACAGAGTGAAGGGTGAGTTTGGTTGGATTATAGACAATGATGGTGTTAACGCCATGCTCGTTGACGGCTACGGCGGCTTAGTCTTTGGGCCAAATAAAGAGCCAATCACCGAAAACATATTTGATATGTCTGTTGAAGCTGAAGACTCTCAGCGTTTGGTAGACGAGCCTAGTGCTTTTGAACCAACAGGTTAATCATGGTTGATATCTACTTTCCAGAAGTAAACAAATCCTCTGACCATGTAAGTGGCTTCTTTGACCGTTCGCCAGCTCGCACATCTGATGTGTTGTACGAGGAAGCTGCTTCTCAGTTTCGCTTTGGGTACGATGCGCTGTCTGCCATAGCGACTAACATTGCTCCTAGTGGTGACTTTTTTACAGCGGAAGAATGGCGAGCAAGCAAGTATTTTCGTGAAGGGGTAGAGATATCTGAAAGCGGCGTTTATGAAAGCGTGGCAGAATCGCTTGCTACCGCTAGTGACAGACGCTTCAGGCGAGACTTAACACTGTCAAACGCAAGGCGTGGGTTTGGGCTGGGTGCTGCACGATTTGGCGCGTCTATGGTTGGTGCTATCGGAGACCCGTTAAACATAGGGCTTTCTATCCTTGCCCCTGTAGCTCTGGGCTATAGCGCAGCTGCTAGAGCTGCTTCAGCTTCGGTACAAGCTGGTGTAAGGGCAAGAGCCGGCGTTACCGCTGGTCGTGTTGCTGCCGGTGCTGGCGAGGCTACCGTAGGCGCACTGGCGTTTGAGCCGATTGCGTTGATAGGTGCAGATTTACAGCAAGACCCTGATTACGGGCTTTTCGACTCATTTGTAAACCTGACTGCCGGGGCTATTTTGGGTGGCGCAGTAGGGGGCATAGCTGGCAAATTTAAAGACAGGCGCACAGCAGCTCTTGAAACGGCCAGTGTTATATCAAGGTCTGACCCGCAAACAGTGTTAGAATCATTGCGGGTAGCTATTGCACAGACCGAGCAGGGATTGCCTGTTCGTGTGGACGCTATTCAAAACGCAGACCCTAACATTGGCCCTGCTGCGAGAGCGGAAGCAGAGGTTAAGAAAAAACGCGCAGAAACGCGCAAAGTAAATTTTGTCACTCCCAAAGCTGATGAAGTCCCTGACTTGTTGAAGCGAGCTTATCTTATAGACCCGGCAACAAAGACCACAAAAACCCCTAAGACCTTGACGCAGTTTGTTAAAGATAACGGGCGCATTGCCACAGAGTCTATACTTCAGGGTGAGCTAAAGTCACGACTTGACCAGGGTTCATTCGGTGTCCGTGCGTCACGAGCCAAAGGCGGTATAGATATCGATGAAATGGCTTTAAGGGCACAGGAAGCCGGATATTTTGAGGTTGGGCCTGACGTTGAAAGAATTACACCGGAGCAGCTTGTAGGCGCGCTTGAGGCAGATGGCGGCTTTGGCAACAAAGTGTTTAGCCGCTTGGATGATGATGTGCAGGCATACGAAGATGCGGTTGCTTATGATGAGATTGCTTACACTCTTAACATTGACCCACGCGGAATGACAGATGCGGAATTTTTGCAGGAGATAGAGATTAGGGCTAACGCTCTTACACAAGAAGAGGCTCTGCAAAACGAGGTTTCAAAAGGCCCGGGTATAAGCAAACAAGAATTTGATGACGAAATTGCCCGTGTGCAAGCGGCGTTGCTTGAGCAGGGGGATTTAGAAGAATTTGTTTCCGCTGCAGAAGAAATGGCTGAGTTTGGTCAGGCTTACGACGGCAGGGTTTCATCGCAGGACGCAAGAATTGTTGCGGCTGATAGGGATATACAAGAGCTTCAAACTCAGATTACGGCTTTGCGGGCCAATAATTTACTTACAGACGAGGAAATTGCCGGCATCGCTGAGTATGATGAACTTATTAATCGTGCAGACGAGTACCAATCCATAGTAGAGGCTGGCGCAGCTTGCGTCATAAACAGAAGAAATGGCTGATATTTGTGTAGATGTAGTTCTTGACCTAGCTCGCGCTAAAGGCTTTGAGCCTGATGCGCAGGAAGCGGACTTAATTATTAAGAATATCCGCAAAGAGGCAAAGCGCAAAAGAATTAGTAGCGCGTCTGACTTACAGGCGATTATGGAAAGCTCTACGGCTAAAACTGTGGATATGATGCTTGCTGCTCGGCAGCAGAAGCGTGAGGCCATGTTAAGGCTAGTTAAGTTCAAGGCCGCAGAGACCAGAATTAAGCAATATGTCGAGGACACTGCTGGCAGAGAAAACGAAATGAACGCTGTATCTGCGTTGCTTATGGGTGACTCAACCGTTGTGAGGGGGTCTCGCGACAGTGTAGCGGCAAGAACCACAGCCAGAGACCTTATGTTTGTTGGCTCTTTGCGCAGAGAGCTGGGCGATGAGCTAGAAAACATACTTAAAAAAGGTGACTTGGACGAGCAAATTACTCTGTACCAGTACGACAGGACGGCGGATGTAGACCCTAGAGCGAAGAAAATACACGACATTCTGTTTAAGCACGCTAACGCAAGGCGCGAAATGAAGAACAGGGAAGGTGCGTTTATTGGCGAGAGGGAAGACTACTTAACACGGCAAACTCACGATATGCACATTATATCCAAAACTGCGCGTGAAACATGGAAGGGCGACATATTACGTCTCGTAGACACAGAAAAGACATTTGCTCGTTTTAATACGGAGCAGGAGATAGATGAATATCTTGACGAGCTGTATGTTCGCTTCTCAACAGGGAAGCATTATCTTGCAGACTTAGGTGAAGATGCGCCTCCTGCTGGCGCGAAGACTATCAACTTGGCTAAGAAGATAAGCCAATCGAGGACAATTCACTTTAAGGGCGGGAAAGAGGCGTTTGAATATGCCTCTAAGTATTCTAGGAAAAGCATATGGGATAGGTATTTTGACGGTATCCGATACGATGCTCGCACAATAACCATGCTCGAGACATTTGGCCCCAACCCAAAGGCCGGCAAAGACGCGCTTCTGAAAAGAGCAGAGGATTTAGCAGCGCAACGCGGCGAGTCAAGCCGGGTGCTTCGGCCTCTTATAGACAGTCAGTTTGATTTTTTGAACGGCAAAGCTGACATCCCGGCGGGGGTTACCCTGGCTGAAATAGGCAACGGCTTACGTGTTATTGAGAATGTATCTAAGTTGGGTGGCGCGGTTGTGTCGGCATTTGGTGACCCAATTTTCAAGGCCGCGACATTGAACAGGCGTACAGACATGGGCTTTTTTGGCTCTTACATCAGTGCGTTTACTAACATGGTTGAGGGTGTAAATAGGGCTGACAGAAAACACGTAGCAGAAATGACTAACGTATATTCAGAGGTTGCGTTAGCCTCCATTCACACAAGAGCCGGCGCAACAGACGGTATGCCGGGTATGTTTTCTAAGATAAACGAACATTTTTTCCGCTGGAATCTTCTGCAAGGATGGACAATAAACCACAAGAAAGGGTTGGCCGCAGCTGTCTCTTTTGACCTCGGAAGATACAAGAATGTTGCATTTGACCAGCTGCCCGATGGAACGCGCAGAAATTTAGAGTTACACAATATTTCGGCGGACGAGTGGGATACCATTGGCAAAATGGAAACATTCAGCCCAGAAAGAAAGCGTGACTTCATTACTCCTGACGGCGTGGCGACAATATCTGATGCAGATATAGACGCAGCTATATCACGGATACAGGGCACGTTGGATATTAGCGACAGTATGCGAGCATCATTTAGAGACAGGCTTGCTATTAAAATACAAACCTTGCTGCATGACGCTGCTGATGAGGGTGTTGTCACACCGGGAGAAAGAGAGCGACATTTGCTTACTGCCGGAAGGCAAAAAGGCACTTATTTTGGCGAGTTTGTGCGGTTTATCGGCCAGTTTAAGGCGTTTCCGGTTACTGTAATTACAAAGCAAATCGTGCCGACAATGCGCGTTGCTGGTGAAGGCAAGTTGTTTACGGCTAAGGGCTTTGCTGCTCTTGTTCCTATGATTATAGGCACTACAGCTTTGGGTTACCTGTCAGGCGCAGCAAAGGATGTTATGAAGGGCAAGAAGCCTAAAGACCCTAGAAGCCCTAGCGTGTGGAAGGATGCTATGCTAAGAGGTGGAGGCATGGGTATTTTTGGCGACTTCATGTTTGCTGAATACAGCCGGTATGGTCGTTCTTTCCAAGAAACACTGCTTGGCCCTAGCATTGGCACAATATCAGATGCACTTGCTTTGGCCCACAAACCAGCGACTCTGAAAGCTGATTCTAAGGATTACTTTAAGTTTATCAAGAGCATAACACCCGGCGCAAACTTGTTTTATGCAGAAGCCGCTGCAAATTATTTGCTGTTTAACGGGCTAATTGAGATGAGTGACCCTGGTTATATGGCCCGTCAGGAACGTAGGTTAAGAAAAGACTACGACCAAGAGTTTTGGTTACCTCCTGCTTCGGCCTTTTAGGGAAGGACAAAATGCTGTATAAATACTGTAGGAGACAGATATGACAGTAAGTAGCACAACCACAAAGGACAGTTACAGCGGAGACGGCAGCACTACCGTTTTTGCGTACACGTTCAAGATATTCG